TGACCATTGGCTAAAAAATGTAGTTGGATGCTTTTTCATTTTGTTCTGTTTTAGTTTGGCTTATTATTAAGCACACACAAATATAAAACATATTTAGTTATAAACAAAACATTTAATAAGTTTTTTTAATTTATTTTTTAATGGAGCGCATATCTTCCAAAATTTGGTCTTGACAATATCGAATAAGTCGCATATCTCGTTGGGTCAATAATATGGTTATGCTTATCTTCAGGTACATTTGTTAGCATACCGCTTTTGTCTTCCTTCCATTTATAGTTTCTAAACTCTGAAATAGCATTTGTAGAATCTTTAAGTATATGTATCTTGTATCTTTTTAATAAATCTATTCCTGCATTGATTGAATTTTTACCTTTTACACTTGAAAAAACATTATGACCCATTCGTCTTAGTTCTTCAATTAAACGTGGCTCGGCACTATCTGCATAAATTGGGTTGCTTGTAAGTTCTTCATCTCTTAAAAATATATTTATATCCTGCGTTGTCATTTGGGTCCTGTACAGATGTTCTTTTACATAAAGGTTGTAATCTAAAGTATAAACAGAAACCAAAGTGGTCGGGTCATTTGTGTACCCAAAATCCATTCCGTAAGCCACTAAGTTTGCTTCAATAGGGATTTGGTTGACTTCTGTGTAATTAAAGATTGTAGACTTACTAGAAGCCCTTTCACCTAAACCATAGATTTGCCAATACTGTTCGTCTGTATCTTTTAGTCTTTCAATTTCATCAATAATAGTTTGCTCAATAAAAGGATTGTCTAAGTAAGTTGTTTTATGAAAAACACAGTCAGCCCTTGTAATTAGTTTATCGTATATCCAATGGTATTCGTCTGATGGATTAAAGTCTAATATTATTCTGTCTTGAGTTCTAAAGAGTAATTGTTGCATATCTTCGTAATACAATTCGTTACCCTCATTTACAAATAGTAAATCCCTTTTCCGTCCCCTGACCTTTTGAGGTTGGTCAAGTGAAATAAATTCAATCAGGTTTCCAAATAAGTAATATTCAGAATTTGATTTATTATGGTTGGTTTCTCTGTATGCTTTGTGTAATTGCAATATACTTATAAAATCACGCATTACAGTTGCCCTAAGTGATGGAAATGATTTTCTACAAATCGTTACAATCTTATTTTCATTACGTGTACAGTATTCAAATATAATCCACAACAAAATATTGTAAGTTTTACCTGACCTTGTACCGCCTTGTTCAACTACAATCTTCTTATCTGTTGCTAATAGATGGTCATAAACAATGTTAGTCTTTATCTTTAGTTGCTCCAATTATTTCGATTTGAAAATTAGTAGGCATACCATCGGCACCTGTTATTTCTTGCCTTTCAATGTACCCTCTTTTCTTACCTTTAGTCTTTAGGTAAAATATTGTAGCGGAAGTATTACCGCCCCCTATTTGTGAATGTAATTGGCTTTCTGCAAAGTCAAGGGCTATATTTTCAATATCACTTACTTCTAAGGCGAATGCGGTATCTTCTTTTAACCACTTATAAAATGTACTGCGAGGTACATCGGCTTTCTTACAAGCCACCGTAACGACCCCTAAACTCTGTTCAAGCGCCTTTAGTATTGATTCCTTTTTTATATGTCTACTTTCGTCCATTATTTATAAGATTTTTTAGCGTCATTAAACGCTTTTATTTTGCTTTGTTTATTTTTATTAAAAGTATAACAATATCCATCAGCACCTTTTTTATACGCATCTTTACCGTTTATTGATGTTAATATTATTTTATTATTTGATAGTGTTTTCATATTTAATATTTAAAAAAAAGCACAGAGCCAATCAAACTGTGCCTTATATTTATTGAACTTAAATTAAAGAACTTTTTGGCTTTTAATCTAATCCTTTAAACGCTTTTAACGGATAGAATACCAAGCTATTTCTATAACCATCTTCAGCGCTTGGAACAATAGGTGTAACTCCGTGTACGTTTCTCCACGCAGGATAAACTAGCATTGAATTATCACAGCTATCCATTGTGGCACCATAATCAGGGACAGTGGTGTTCCCGCCTGTTGCATTGTTTTTTTTCGCTATTATTACATTTACGCACCCCTTTATATTTCCATTATCTCTATGGAATGGAGCAGGAATATTGTAGTTTGAAATACTGCTTGTAAACAACTTCCCGAATCTATATTTTTCAGGAACATTTTGCTTTATAAGTTCCAACTGCCTATCATAAATATTTGGTGTTATTTTTTTTATAAGTTCTTCGCTTTCTCTGCAAAGCAATAGCATAGATTTTATAAAAGTTTGTGCAGATTTTACATTATGTACGCTGCTTATTGTTGGGTATGGTCTACGCATATGTGGTTTAGGTGGTACACTTCCTAAAATAGTACTGTATTGTAACACTTCATTTTCGGGGTTTGCAAAACCGCTTGAACGCTTCATAACGCTTTTAGGAACCTTTTTACTTCTTAGTTCTTGATTTGCTAGGGCAGCCAATTTAGAAGCCTTTTGGGAGTACTTAGATATATCCTTTATGTAAAAACCTATTGGCTCACCATCAAAGTAAAATATACTATCTTCATTTATGTTTGCCTCTATTTCGCCACACACATCCCCTATCTTTGTATTGTGCTGTATTTCTTTTAAATCAATTCTTTTCATAACAGTATATATTATTTGCTTTTACTATAAATCTTGTTGGTACTACATAATCAGGTAAGTTGTAAAACCTCTTATCCTGTTCAGCTACATTTTTATATTCCTTTCTTAGTTTGTCTATAATTTTCTTATATCTTTCTATTCTGCCATCTATATCAAAACTCCATTCAAAAACCATTTTATTTGGAAATAAATTCATATTTTCTAATATATCCATTTCAGCACCCTCTATATCTATTTTTACACAGTTTTTTTCATTATTTAAAACCTCTGAAAAATGAACGCAATCAACTGTAAATTTTTGGTTCCCCCAATTTTTATAAAGACTATTTCGCCAAACCTGCATATTATTACCAACGTACATAGTCATTCTTTTTTTGTCATTTGCAACTACTGCCTTTTGATAAATATTTGCATTCATATTATTTAAACTCAAATTTTTTTCAATCATTTTACAGCTAAATATATCAGGTTCATATATATCAACAGTAGCACCTTTGCTTATTGCGTTTATTGCAAATGCACCGACATTGCCACCTAAATCTATCCAATGTTCGTCTTTTTGTATTTTGAAATATTTTTTTTCATATACATTCCTTACTATGACTTCTTCAAAAGTTTTAAAATCACTTGTACCCTCTCTGCATAAAAAACTAATTCCTTTGTGGTTATGTTCTGTTATTTTCATATTTTTCTTTTTGGGATTTTAAGTATTCAATAATCATACCACCTACATACGCTTTTTCATTTCTCCAAAACTTTACCAATTCAGAAGCTTCTTCATAGTGTTCTAGTTCAAAAGGTATTTGAATAGCCTTTTTTACACCGCTTGTCATATCCTCTAAATCTTGTGAAAGGTCGTCATCGTCTAAAATAGAATAGTCAACATCTTCTTCAGGTTGCCACACATCAAGCCCCCAATCTTTAATTTGTTTACTGTCCCAATCGTTTGCTAGTATATCCCAATCCCACTCACCAAAACCTACATTGTCTTTTACTATAAATTCTTTCTGTTGTTTTTTAGTTAAACCTGCAGCCCTGATAATATGAACCTCTTTAAGACCTGCTTCAATACTAGCCTTATACCTCATATTACCACCAATTATTATATTGTCATCATTTACAACAATTGGTCTAATTTTTAACATTTCAGGAAAGTCTTTTATACTCTTAACTAATTTATCAAATTTATCTCCTTTTATGTATCTTGGATTTTCAGGGTTTTCTGTGATACTATTTATTTTTACCTTTTCAATCTTCATATCTATATAACGTTTAAATTAGTTTTATTTTTCCAAGCCCACGATTTTTTTACAATTACAATTTGGTCTGCTAGTTCCCATTTGTTTTTTTCGTCTGTAATATCTGAAACCAATTTCACTAATGGATGTTGTAAATTTTCTTCAAGCGTGTCATATTTATCTTGCAATGCTGAAAGTTTATCTTCTAAAAAACTAATTCTGTTAACCTCTTCGTAATCCAATCCTTGTAAAAAATTAAAAGAATCTTCATATTTTTGTAAATCCTTATTTGCTAATTTATAGAATTTATAGTTCTTTACCAAATGGATAGCAGAAGCGTGATGCATCTGTTTGCCATTATCTTCAAAAACTTTAGTAATATTCGTCCACCTCATATTTAGCTTTTCTCTCATTAGATAACAAGCCAAAGCCCTAACTTCTACTTGGTTTCTTTTTCTCGTATTCTCGTAGGGGTCAAATCCTGATAGGTTTGTTATTTTTCTTACGATTTCTTCGGGTCTTATGTTTATCATTTTAATCAGTTCTTAGTTTTAATAAATTATAGCATTCAGAATATTTTTCTTTTGCTTTTGATTTGTATTTTTCTTTAAATAATTGATATAATTTTTTGGTATATGAATATTCAGAATGACAATCTGCAAAGTATTTTTCAGCAAATTTTTTACCTTTACCTTTAAAATAATTTACATTATCTGCTGTGTCTCCTGCAATCATTTGCTCATAGAAATTATATCTTGCCTCGTCTTCTGAAATGTCTAAAACCTCTTTATGTTTATAATGGTAATTATACATCAAGCACGGAAACTGTTTATAGTCTTTATCAATCGAAACAATCATTACGTCATTTCTGCCAAACTCGGTAGAAAGTTGTTTCCAATATCTTGCAACCATATCGTCAGTTTCAATTCCATAACCGAAAACACTATCGTAATGTTCTTTTACGTGTTGATGCATTTCGCCTAAAAGCGGAGGTCTAAGGTCATCACTTCTGTTAGCCTTATACTTCTTAGTGATTAGCTTCCTAAAGTTACCTAAAGAACCGCTAAACGTTATCACCCTGTCAATAGGGTACATTGTTTCCAAATGATTAATTATTTGCATATATTGATTGTAAAATTTCTTTTTTGAATCTAATATATCTGTATAATATTTTTCATCTTCAGGGGTTTCCCTTTTTTTATAACAACTTGCAAATATCAAGCTGTCTGCATCTACAAGTAAAATCATTATTTTAAGGCGTTTTTAATCTGTTTAAGGTACATTTTATTCATCTTCTTCTGTTCCTTACAAACTTGGTCAATAATGAAAGGTAAGTCCTTAAAAAGAGATTCAGTACACATTATCAGCTCTCTTTCTCCATCCTGATACGTAATATGTAATTCTCCATCCCTTACATATAAATCGTAAGTTTCTCCAACGTATGTATGATGTAACGCATCGTGTAACCTTTCTTCTAAGTGGTCTATTTTTTCGTTTAATTCTTTTGTGTTCTCAATTATTCTTTCTTGTTCTGATTGTTCTTGTAAATTCATATCTGTATTTTTATTTATTTATTAATCGTGTATTCTAATATAAACCCATCCCTTTTCGCCTGCCTCGTAACTTGTAATAAAACCTCTATCTTCTAATTGGTTTTCTAGTTCCATTGCTGCATCTTCTAATCTCGGGTCGCACATTTCATCGTGGTCGTCATCATAGTAAACCGTTCCCCTACAACTGTATTCCATATCTTCTGCATCCCAATCAAAGTTAAATCCGCTTACAGTCCTGTCACCTAATATGCTTATGTCATCTTTAAATCTTGTAATGATTCTCATTTGTTCTGTTTTAAATTGTTAAATTGATTTGTAAATAATTTCTTTCTATTGATTCTTTGATGTTTAATTTTATATTCACATCAGTAATATTTTCATCATTTTGAATATGTTTTTCTATTTTCTTTTTAACCTCATTCCACAACGCATCGTTTATCTTCATTTTTTCAAGGTTTTTAAAATTGCATCCTGAAACAAGTAATAAAAATATTTTCCGTTTTCTGTTGCTTTTTCAGTAGCAACAAACTTTGAAACCTTTTTTGTTTTCGTGTTGGTGACCCGAATAGTCAAGCCACCTTTTACACGTTCAGAGATTTGTAAATTGTATTTACCTCTCATTAGAAAAATTTATTTTTTACTAGGTCTAAATCTAATTGATTCGCAACATAGTTAATATGCTTTTGGGTAGTCATACTCCAATAACCTAATTGAAATAATTTTGAACCTGAAATGGTTGCAACGTGAGTTGTGTAACTCCAAACTTTGTCTCCGTCTATTCTTAAATTTTGTTTGTACTTTTCTAACATAATGTTCTGTTTTAAATTATTATAATTACTATCGTTCTTTATTTTTTCATATAATATGTCTTGCCAATTTTTCATATTATTTTTTATTGATTCCAAAGTAATATTTCATTTTCAGATTCTTGAAATCTTTTGCATTCTTTTAAAGTCTTTGATGAAAAATAAACCTCACCTGTACATTCATTTTTCACATTCCAATTGTCATTTAATTTCTCTATATATCTGTGGCTAACATTGTCGTAATAAATTCCTTTTGTTATTTTAGTGATTATCATAATGTTTGTTTTTGATTACACTACAAATATAAAACAAATAAAGTTATCCACAAAATATTTTATAAGATTTTTTTAAGAATTGTTTAAATTAATTATACTTGCATCTTTTTCCTGAAGTAAATAAACATCTTTAATCAATCTTTTCTTTGTCCACATTGTAGTGTCGGGGCAATATTTTTTAACCGTTTCAGGCATCTTTAAAGTATTTAGCCAATACATAAAGTTTCCTTTTGTATCTGCTACAAAATAAATTTTTACAATGTCATCGTCTAAAGACATCAATGCATCGTATTTATCTTTTTCAAGCATCTTGTCTTCATAATGCTTATTTCTGAATTTCATTTCAATAACACACTTTTTACCTTTTGGAGTTGTGCCATAGGCATCATATCTTGAAAAATTATCTTCAGGAATTTTTAAATCCCAACCATCAAAATTCAATACTTGAACAACTGCCTGTTCTAACTTTTTTATTTTAGATATTCCCATTTTCAAAGATAACGTTTAAATCTTTAATCCATTGTCTTATTATTTTTGGGTTGCAGGTGCAAGGTTTGTAGTAACCGTGCTTGTGATATTTTGCGTGTAATTGGCACACCAATTCGAACTCCGTTGCGGATATGACATCGTTTGTACCCATTCTGAAAAATCCCCAATCTTTGTAATCATATTCGTCAAATTTATTATCTGTTACCATCGTTTAATTTTTATTTCATTTAATTTTTTTCTTCTTTCAGGACAGTTGCATTTTGTTCCTTTGTATTTATGATATTTATCAACCAAAAATTTTATACCCGTATATTTTGTTATGTAAAAAACAATGTCCCCTAGCTTCATAATTATTTATTTAAATTTTGAGATTGTATTTTTTGAATATACAATGCTGCATCCATTAGTTCCTCTTTTAGATGTTGTAAAAAGTCATCTGAATTATTGTCTTGTAGAGTTGTTTTATATTTATTAATACCGATACAGCTACGTATGTCAAATTCTCTTTTTAAATCTTCTACAATTTTGTCTTTTGGTATTTCCGTTTTAATTTCTTCTAAAAATCCTGCTGATATCTCTTTTAATGTTTCAATACCACCTTGTATGTTTTTCATAATTGTTGCCATTTTTTATTTTTTTTTGTATTTAATTCTTTTTAAATCTGCTGTTTCATAATAATAAACCATTGCTTCAATATCGTTTGCTGCGTGTTCTCTTGGTTTCCTGCCACCCACTTTTAAGACGCCTCCTAGTTCTTTTATTTTTCCATAGATAATTCCATCCAAACAAGCCCAAATAATAACAGGCTCAACCTTTTTAGATTTATCCATTAGCTTAACTATTTTACGAGCAGCAACAGGTAAAGGAAATGCATCTTCTATTTTTCTGTTTCTACCTTTAACCTCTGCATAACCGATTACGGTACCGTCTTTCTTTAGAATTGTAAAATCTATATCATTACCACCTAATTTAATATAGCTTCCATTAAAGCTACCTACAAACAACTGTATGGCTTTCTTTTCTCTTTGTAAATCTGTCTGTTTTTCAAATCTCATTTTAGTTTGTTTTTTACTTCTTTAATAGTCTTTCGAATTGAGCCATAACTTATGCCTGTATCTTTAGATAATTTTAACATTGATTTACCGTCTAAGCAAACAATTGTAAAAATAGCTTTATCATACCAATCTAATAATTTAAAATTTTCTTTTAAATACGTCTGTTTTTCAAATCTCATTATAACATTTTTTTTAGTTTATCCTTTACTTTATGGTATGTATTATAGAGTGAATAGTAAGGTATATATGTGTTCCTTGATAATTCTGCAATACTTTCACCTGAATTTATTATTTCAAAAACTTTTCTGTCATACCAATACATTTTTTTAAGTTCTTCTTGCATTTTATGATATGCTTGTTCAAAATCAACATCAGGGTCTAGCCCCCATTTTTCACCTAATTTTTCGTAATCGTCTATTGATACCATTGTTCTGTTTTTTTCTCGCCTTTTTAAATCTATGAAAATAGAATTTAAACATTTGAATATGTAGTAGTAATTAATTTCTTCGCCATTGTACATAATATTAATAGCAACACCATTTTTAAGTGTTTTCTGTATTTTTATATACATTTCTTGAACAATATCTTCTGCGGTCTCTTTAGTACAACCAAATGATAGTACTATGTCAATCCAAATTTCATTTTTTTCCGCAATCAATATTATTTTATCTTTCATAACTATTCAAGTGGGTCATACAAATTGCCTACAACTATTGGTAAGCCTTTTTCGTTTACCTCAAAACTAAATTTATCAAAAGCATAACCTCTGCTTCGTCCACATTTTACGGTTACCCAATTTTTGTTAACTGTATTTGCTTCTAAACTTATTACTGTTTCTGCTTTCTTTTCTAAAAACGAACCTAAATGCCCCGTTCCTAATTTTGTGCTTCCGAAATTTTGATGTATTACATTGATTATATGCACCTTGTATTTCGCACTCCATTCCATTAATTTCTGAACAACCTCGTTAGATTCTTGTATATTATTTGCATCTGAACACAAATCTGCAATTCCGTCTATAATAACTAAAGATGGTCTATTAATTTTTTGTGATAAATAATATTCTATAAATTCAATTCTTGTTTTATAATTGATTGACCTCAAGCCAAAGGTATGATATTTTTCTGAATCTATTGTAGAATCCATATCGTACAGTCTTTTAAACACCTTTTGACAATGCCACAGCCCTTGTTCTGTATCAAAATGGACTAAACTACCATCGCCCCTGTGACCTTTGATTTTACCGCCATAAATATTATCGCCACTTAAATAGACTGAAGCTAATAGTGATATAAAAAATGTTTTCTTTGTTTTTGGTGGAGCAGTAACAACTGATAAATTACCGTAAGTTCCAATTGGAATTGGTAATATTAAATCGCCTTTGTCAGATTTTAAAACCTTTTCGCCCATTGAAAGGCAAACGGGTGGGTATTCTATTTTTTCTTTTATACCTACATAACAGTCTTTTTCAATTAACTGCATTAACATATTGTGTTCTGTTTCTTGTTCTGTCATTTATTTTGTTTTAATAGGGATTGTCTGTTTTACTAATTGATAAAAAAAAAGGGGTTTTTAAGCCCCCTAAATTTTTACTAAAATGGCATATCGTCATCTTCAGTTGCACCTACAAGCACTTCTTCTTTAACCTCTTTTTCAGCTAATTTAACAACCCCATCTGTCCAAACGACCTTTCCGTTACCTAAGTAAGTTCTAGCAACCTTAGCATCCCTTTCTTCTTTAGTCTGTGAATCTGTAAAGGCAACGTTGTTACCATATCTCGTTTCGTCTTGAACTGAAATAGTAAGGTTGTAATAAACTGCGCCATCTTTACCTTTGATGAATTTCTCTTTTGGTAATCTGTCAACTCTAATACTTGCATTAATTAATGTACTCATAATTTTAAATTTAATTTAGTTAATATTTATTTTTAATTATTTACTCTTGTTCTAATTACGAAGGTAATTTTTACCTACTTCATCCAAAAATCATCGTCATTTCTCCAATCTTCAGGAAACAATTTTCTTGCTATTATTTTTGAAATATATATTGTAAATATTGCTACCGCAAACCATCCTATTGATTCTATCATTTTTTAAAATTTAGATTTTTTATTAGTTCTTGAATAGGTGTTTATTTGTTTAAATTCATTACAAGCCATTGCACTTGTATAAGTTTTGGTTTTACTAAATTCAACCAAATTCACCCATTTGCCTTTTATTTTTTTCCAAATAGGTGTTTGAACTATAATTGGTTTTTCATTTATCATTTTTTAAAGCTATCTGATTCATCTTCGCCAAAAACTCCCAACTCATAGAATCCTGTTAATTTTAAAACTGCTCTGCTCATTGCTCTTTTTTCAGCCATTTCTGCAACGTACCAACTATTACAATTTCCGTCTTTATAATTTGGTGCTTTTAATGCTGAACCAAATGTTTCAATTCTTTTTTCACCTTTTGATGCAATTGCTTTAAATACCGCAAAACTAGATTCGCATTTAATTACCTCGTATTTAATTTCGATTTGTTCAACCCCCTGAATCTTGTCAATTCCTTGTCTTGTAATAATTACATAATGTTGATGCTTAAATACGTCATCTTTTGATAAATCATACTTTTTGTAAAGGTCTAATAATTTGTCTCTGTTCATAATTTATATATTTAATTGTTAAAATAAAATTCTTTTGATACTTCTAGTTGTGCCTCCAAAAAATCAATTTTGGTTAATAGTGCATTTACTCTATTTTCGTAATTTTCTATAAGTGATTTTTCTGTCTCCATTATTTGATATTTAATAATGTTGATTTAGCAACCTCTAATCTTTTATGCAAAGCCATTTGCTCAAATGCATCTCCATTATAAAGTGCATTTTCTAAAGACCTTTCTAGTACCTTAATTTCTTTCTGTAAAGTGATGTCCTGTGTTTCCATTTTTATTCTGTTTTAATTATTAATAATATACAAATATAAACAAAATAGTTAATAACCACAAATTAAAAGTAAAAAAAAACAAAAAAAAAAGGGAATGCTAATGCAAACCCTCTCTTAGTAATTAAAAACAGAACACTACAAATGTAAGATTAAATTAATTGCTGTACAAGTTTTTCGTAATTTTTTATCATTTCTTTTAAATCTTCATCTGAAAACTTCACTATCTGTTGAGCTTGAATATGTAGTTCTTGAGCTGTACCCTCGCCAAATTTAGAATCTAAGTTTTTACTGAATATATATTGTTCACCGTATTTGAATACATTGCAACCCGCACATTGTACTTGGCAATTTGTTTCATCCCATCTAGTTGAATAATGTCTTCGTGATTGAAAGTGTCCGTTTTGTAGTTTTTTCCAATGGTCCTGTTTTCCACAGGTGAAGCAGGTTGATACCTCATTGTTAGAATCTTTGAGTCTTATATACTGACTAAAGATTGCATCAAGTTTTTTAACAATTTTACTTCTTGTCAATTTCTTTTTTGCCATTTTATTTGTTTTTTTAAAAAAAAAATAATAACTTTGAAATTTTTAATTAATTGAATTATTAGAAATATATCAAAAAATATATCTAAATATAAAACTAAAAATATAACTAAAAAATACTTTCAAATATAACTAAAAATAATGACTTTGGGATTTTAATTTTTTTTGTTCTGAATACTTTTAAATTTTTCTAAACCTCTTGAGCCAAAATAAGCACCTACAATCAAAGAAAGTAAACCTGTAATGTTTTCTAAAGAGTAATTTAAAAACCAACCTGAAACATAAGCAACAGAAAAGAATATTAATGTAATTGGTCTTACGTTTTTAGAAAGCCAACTATCTGAAGTCATATCTGAATCCCACCTTTTAGACACCTCTTGCATCTCTATAATATCCATTTCTAGGTACTTTAGAGCCATTTTCTTATCTTCAACACTTAATGTGTTACTCTTAGTAATTAAACCCTTTAAAACGCCTAGTAATCCCTTGTCAGGTAAAACCTCTCCAACCGTTCCGAATATACTCGAGCCAATACTTTTAAGAAATTTACCAACCTTAGTTTCCGAAAACTTTTTTTTACTCATTACTCTTTTTTGTTTTCATTTAATAAATACCATTTATGCAAAGTGTATAAAATTGTTACACTTAATAAAATGATTTTTAGAAATACATCTATGTTTGTCATTGAAATTCCAAATGTTCCTATGTTTAGAACTAAAGTTTTATAATCGTTTGTCATTTTAACAGTTTTTGCATTCAGTCCAAGTATGGTAAACACCTCTTTTTTTAATAACTAAAACCTGTTTCCTATTATCTTTTTCGTTTTCATATGAAACGTGTAACCATTTAGGCTCTGTTCCATACTCCCAAATAAGTTGGTCAAAATCTAAGTTGTCTTTTATGTAATGAAACATTTCTAAATTAGTCTTTCCGTCAATAGATGTAATATCCATTGCTTTGCCTTGTAAATGGCTAGACGTGTGACTGCCTCTTAAAGCTGTATTTAACTTTTCAGAGCGAAACATACTATTAACTCTTATAGGGTTGCCAACCCACTCACGTAAAGGCTCAAAAACCTTTTCAGCCAATACTTGCATATTTTCAATATGTTCCGCTTTTGGCTTATTTACTATGCCATTTTCTTTAGCATAACGTGAATGAGTTGCTTCCTTATAAGAAATGTATTTACTTATTTTCTTTGTCATCTTCTACGATTAATTCAAAAGAACCATCTTGTAAATTTATGTTTACTTTACCGTAAATTTCTTCAAGTTCCTTTTTAGATTTGTCTTGTTCTACCATTAGTTCAACGTAATAGTGGTTTAAACTATGCGTTTGAGTTTGTAGTAATCCCAAGTCGTGCAAAATTGCACCTTTTTTTTGTTCTTGCTCTTGTAAGTTTTTTAATTCTGCTTCTGAAATTTTTGACATTTTAAATGTTTTTAAAGTTAGATGTAAAGATACTGATTTTTATTTTGCTTCTAATCTTTCTACTTTAGCTGTTA